ACCTGGTTTGAGCCGGTCCCGGTCAGCCGCCGCAGCTGCGCGACCTGCCCGAGCCGGTCAATCGCGCCGCGTGTGTTCATCGCACGTTGGCGCGGACCGAGACCACCGTGGACCCGGCATAGGTGCCAGTCGAGACCACCGTCGCGCGCAGCCGGTCGCCCAGCGTGCCGTCGAGCGCGGTGTCGGCGGCGAGGCTACCGGCGGTCGCGGCGGCGATGCGCGGCGTCAAGCCGGAAACGGTCATCACCTTCTGAAGCCCCGAGGTCGCGAAATCAAAGCGCGCGATCGGCACCCAGGTCACGCCCTGATCGAGCGAGGTCTCGACCACCGCATAGCAGGATGTGCCGCCCGAGCCGTAGGCTAGGCGCGCAGAGAGCGTGACCGCCAGCGCGCCGCTGAGATCATCGACAACATCGCCGACTTGCGTCGCGGCTGCGCCGATGGAGAAGTCGCCCAGGCTGAACGTGCCGCTCATACGATGACCTCGCGATAGGGATTGAGCAGCGCCACGACGCCGTCAGGAAGTGGCCCGCCGCCATTGCGCGGATCGAGCCAGGATTGCGCGCCGATGCCCTCGACGCTCTCGGAGCGGAGCGAAGGATCGCGACCGCGAAATGCGTTCATCGCGACCACCAGCTGCGTTGCCGCGCGTTCGATTGCGGGCGCGACGCCGTCCGGCAAATCGTAGCCCGCGACGTAGGTCAGGATGACCTTGACCGCCGGCCAGCGCGCGCGTTCGTCATTGAACAGCCGGTAGGCGAAGCTCCGGTCGATCTCGTAGTCGGTGGCGGCGAGCGTCACGCCGTCCTCGACCACGCTCGTCACGCTGAACACCGGCCAGCGCGACAGCATGATGACCTCGGACGAGGCCGAGAGCCGCAGCGTCTCCGCGACGGTCTCGCGACCGAGCGGACGCCCGAGGTAGTCCGCGATGACGGCGCTGGCTTGATCGATATAGGCCAGCAGCCGCGCGTCGTCGCTCGTTCCCGAGATCGACAGTTCGCGCTTGACCGCGTCGAGCGAGGTCAGGCGCGAAGATGTCGCGGGGACGAGGACGGAGAGCATCAGATCACCGTGATGATGAAGCGGCCCGTCTTCGTGTCGCCGCCCTGCGCCAGAACGATCTGGACGCGGTCGTCCGCAAGGCAGATCAGATCAGGCACCGCGTGGTTGCTGGCGGTGCCCGTGAAGAAACGATCCGTCCCGTCCTGCTCATGCGTCGGCTGACGCGGCGCGCGCGTACCGCTCGCGCTGATGTCGGACTGCGTCCAGAGACCTTGGCCCGTCGCCTCGACGGTGATCGCGAAATCGACCGTCGCGGCGTAGGGATTGGTTCCGTCCGCGACATAGGCGATGGACGAGATGGCCCCGGTGATGGTCGGCGAATAGGCCGTTGCTGACCCGTCCGCCGCCGTCGTCACCGAAACGCTGAAGCGCTCGACCTTCATCGACGTCACTCGACGACGTAGTCGAAGATCACATCGATATGCGTCGCCGTCGTCACGCTCGAGCCCGTCTTACCGACCAGGATCGCCGTGCCAGCGTCGTTCGCGGTGTAGCTCGCGCCATCGGCCAGGACCGCCGCGCCCGAGCCGCCGTCCGTCAGGACGGTGGACTGCGTCAGGCTCGCTTGCGCGAACGCGACCAGCTTGCGCGAGGTCGTGGAAGTCCCGGTGACGTCAACCGTCGTCACCGCGCCAGCAGCGCCGCCGACCGAGATCGCCTTGCAGCCGATCATCCGGTAGCTCTTGCCCGAGATCGCGGGAAGGAGCGTCGCGCCCGCGTTGATCTCAGCGACGGTGAAACGCTGGCGCTTGTTGAGGATCGCGCCGCCGCTGATGTAGCCGCCCGAGATGCGAAGCTCGCCCCCGATGACGGAGAGCGCGCCGCCCTGCGCGTCGTAGTTATGCGTGGAATAGCTCATGAGAGCACCTCGTTCGGTAGAGAGGGCGGCGAGCCGAAGCCCGCCGCCCAGTCAGATCAAGCCGGCGGGTTCGCCGACGGGGCGGTCCGGGCGTGGCCCAGAACCCACACCGCCGAGAGCAGCGCCGCGCTGGCGTTGCTGGCCGGCGTGATGGTCGCGCGGACGTAGCGCTTCCCGCCGACATAGCCGATCTTCCGGCACTCGTTGTCGTCATCGAACTGGAAGCCCGCGAGGGCTTCGGTGCCGAGGAGGAACGTGTCGGACACCGCCGCCGCGTCCGTCAGCGTCGCGCTGTCGCCGTCCTCGATGAGGACGACGAACGTCGCATCCGAGTCGGCAATCGAGCCGGTCGCGATGACCAGCTCGATGCTCTCGTATCCGCGCGTGTCGAGGATCTGCGACACCTGCGCGGTGTTGTCGGACACCGACACGGGCGAGATCGCCCGCTTGATGTCGATGTTGTTGTGGAGGTCTTTGGAGGCCATTGGAATGGTCCTTTCTCGATCAGGATCAGAGGGCGACGTTCTGGAGAACGATGGCCTCGGGCAGCACGACCTGACCGCCGACGCGACGGCGGAAGATCATGCGGACCGCGCCGCTCGTCGCCTGCGTGTACGGATCGCGCAGCATCTCCATGGCGATGCGATCCACGATCACATAGCCACGGCGGAAGTCGCCGAACGCGACGGGCTTGGCCGACGCGCCGACATCCGGCATGTCGGCGGCCTCGACGTAGGGCGCGCCGTTGATCGTGTTGGGGACGCCGCCCGCGAGGCCAGGAGCCCACAGATACTCGCCGTCGCCATCCTTGAGGCGGCGAATCTGACCGATGGTGCTGCGGTTCAGCATCCACACCGCCGCGCGCGCGTAGTCGGTCTTGATGCCGTAGTAGACCGACAGCAGACCGTCAGCCGTCAGCGCCGCCGCCGCGCCGCTGTTCACGGTCGCGATGGAGGCGTTGTTGAGGAAGCCGAACGGACGACCGACGCCAGAGCCCGAGAGGAACGCCGCGCCTTCCGCCTTCGCGAACTGCTCGGTGGCCTCGGCGCGAACCTCGGCCTCCATGTTGAACGCCGTGTCTTCGAGCATCTGGTTCGTGATGTCGCAGAGCGCGAACATCTCGTGCGTCGGGATCTCGTCCATGCCGTAGGTCAGGCCGGTCGTTTCCGACTTCGTGCCCTGCTCCTGGACCCACTGCGCGGAGAAGGTGCCCGTGCGCTTCGGCAGCTGGATGGCCTTCTGCGTGGTCTGGCGCGTGCGCGCGACCGCGCGGAACGGCGTGATCTCGACGACGCCCTTGATGATTTCGCGGACGTACTCGGTCGGCGCGAGGTAGCCGCCGAGCGTGTCGGGCGCGAGCGACAGGGTCTTCATCTCGGCCTGCACGCTGTCGAGCGACTTACGCTCGCTCTCGGACAGCGAGCCGTCGCCGCGCGCGATCGAGCGGACCACGGCGCGCATCCAGTCGTTGGCCCGGGCCTTGACCTCGTCGGCGGCCGGGGCGGACTTGCCCGAGCCCAGGCGGTTGAGCTTCGCGGCCAGATCGGCGGCGGTCTCGCTCGCGTTCTTCGCGGCCAGCTCGGCCTGCACGAGCTTCTGGTTCAGCGTCTCGTACTTCGACAGGCTCGCCTCGATGCGGTCGAGCTTGTCGCGCACGACGACGTCGGCGCTGCCCTTGCGCTCGATCTCGGCGAGGCGCGCGTCGTTGGTCTTCTTGAAGGCTTCGAAAGCGGAGCCGACAGCGTCGACCGCGCTCTTCAGTTCGCTGGTGTCCATTGGATCAACCTTTCGCGGAGAGGATGGAAGCCGCGCGCTTGAGCGACGCGACCAGAGCCTCGACCTCGTCGTCACGAGAGGCGTCGGCGGTATCGTCGCCTGCGTCGCGCAGGTGACGGCGGACCACCGCGACGAGGCTCTTCGCCTCGGCGATGGACATCTTGCGTTCGTCGCGCAGGGCGGCCTCCAGGCCGCGCGCGTCGAGGATCAGGGATGGCGCGCTCTTGAGATATGCGAGCTTCGCCAGCGGGTTCATCGGGTCGTCGACGATCGAGACCTCGCGCAGATCGATCGCCTTGAGCCAGCGGCGCGGCTCGCCCGTGCGGCCGGTGCCCATCTTCGAGCCGCCAGCAGGGACGCGATAGCCGATCGACATGCCCTTGATCGCGCCTTCGCGCAGGCGCGCGTAGGTCATCTTGCCTTCGTCTGTGTCCAACCCGATGATGCGGCCCTCGACGTGCAGGCCGTTCGTGTCCTCGGCCATCTTGTCCCAGACGCCGACGGCGCCCTTGGCGCGGTCGTGGTTGTAGTACATCGAGGGCAGGCCGCCCTTCGCGCTCCACGACGCGAGGCTTCGCGCCATCGCGCCCGGCGTGATCATGTCGCCGCCCTCGTCGATGTTGCCGTAGACCGCGCCGTATCCGGCGAATGAGCCGGCGGGCTTGTCGGGCGCGAACTTGACTTCGAGCGCGATGCTCGCGACGCCGTTTGTCATTCGCCCAGCTCCTCGATCCGATCGGCGATCCTGTTCGCCCATGCGCGGCCCGCGTCGCCGCCCCAGAGATCCCACGCGATGCGGCCGTTGCTCGGGAAGCCGGGCTCGCCTTCGCGGAAGCCCTCGGCCCGCTTGTCGACCTCGTGGCGCGCGAAGAAGCCGACCATCCGCATGATCGTGTCGCGCGGCAGGCGCCGGCCGTTGCTGATGTCGCGCGCGCGAGCGATGCCGATCGCGGTGCCGCCGCGGCCGAACTCGGAGCGCCACGCAAGCGCCCGGCGAGCGGCG